GTTTGGTCATAACTATGACGATGATGAATCTGAAACCATCTTGTAGTATTTCTACGCTCCTCCATTCTCACGCTTGGTTGTATCCTTGGCCAAGCAACATAAAGTTGATTCAAGGGCCATATTTCACAGTTCTGCTTTCCAAAAAGAAATTGCACATCCTCCATGGTCGAAGGAGCAAATCCAACAATCGCAACCTCATCACAATATCTTGGAATACCTTTGCCATCCTCTGAAAGATGCTCGGTATTCGTCATATAGCCCAAAACTTTTTGTTGTTCCTTATCCTTAATCACATTCTGTTGATCGTTCATGATAAATAATTTTCTCCTTTTGAATTTATTTATCTATCGATATTAAGTTGCTGACGAAAGCTTAACCGTTGTCAATGGCGCACCTTGAATACCGGCATACCATAAAGCAGTAGATGCACCGAACATTACAACACGATATCCTCTAAGCTTTCCGGTTGCAGACGTTAAAGTTACTTGTAGAACACTATCAGTAGAATTATTAATTTTTGCTCCAGCAGTTTTAATTACCATTGCTTTAGTAGTACCCTGGAAAATAATATCTTTTCTACAACCAAGACAAGGTGCTTCAATTACGCGAACAACAGTTGTATTAATAAAAGTAACACCATGATTTTTGATTGCTGTACTGCCAGCAGTTGATTTAATAATATTTAAATCTCTGACTGCACAACCTGTAGATACTCTCTGAATCTGGCCTGACGAGGTTGGCTGCAATCGGTTAATCAATTTACTATTATATCCAGTTGACATCTTTTATATTCCTCCTTAATAGTTTGATGTTAGAATTATGCCGTTGTCGGAGAAATATAGACAGTGGAACCAGCAATAGTTGTGCTATTCATAAAAGCAGAAGACCCAGGGCGCCTCCCTTGATATTGAATTGCAAGAATAGCATCCACTTTTGTTGTATGTTGCAAAAACGCCTTGAGATATCTTTTTGTAGGTTTATAAACATCCAGACAAAGCAGGCGTTTATTAACACCAGCAGCAAGGCCAGAAGAAGATCCAGCATAATACAAACTTTTTGTATATGTGCCAGCAACAGCAGTGCTAGATTTAACAAATAATTTCATTTTAGAACTATTTGCTGCGGTTAATGAACTTCCAACAGCAACAAAAAGACACCCATCAAATCCAGCCATGTCAATTGCTTTACTCAATTGCGAGGATGAACCCGTCAGTCGAATAGTTGTTGCTTTAATAATGTTAATATTTCTCAAAAGATTCATGATATAACTTCTCCTTATATTTATATCTTAATTTATTTAATAAATTTTATGTTGAAGCAGTACTTCTACTCAACAAACCATCTCCTTGGATGGATACATTATTGATAGCTAAAGAACCAACTGCGCCACCAAATGGCGAATAGCTAGCAAGTTGAAACTTGCCATAGTATCTGGGATTGCCAGCGCCAACAGCACTGCTATGTGGCTTTATAATAATTGCGCCACCAGTTGATCCGACAATAGGCCATAATGTTGCATCAACACTACCAGAGGCATAATCTTGATTAAATTCAAGTGTTGCAGTCCAATCTTTTAAGCCAAAGATTCTCCGTCTAGCAGAACTTCCCATTGCTGTTTTGTCTTGAAGTTCTACCGTATAGTTGACGGATACGGAACGACAATGATCAGAAAGATTTACATATGCCGCGGTTGTTGCTCCGATTCTAATTGATGCATTTTTAATTACAAAAACTGCCATATTTCATCTCCTGTCTATTTAAATTAAAATAAAATATGGACTATGCAAGTTTCACACGCACCCATGCTTCACTCAATGTAGGCATACCATCAACTTCTGCACGCCCGAAATAAGCATTTTGATTTGTTTCAATATATCTCTCAGTTGCAACCTGAATCTCCATATTGAGAGATTGAGCAATCCAATATGTTCTCCAATCACCAAGAATGCCAACATATAGACCGGTTGTAAAAATACTTGGTGCATATTCTGATTCTTCGAATGGAATTTCAAGAATAGTATCTGGCCTATCTGACAAACCTTGTTTCCAAAGATATTGACCATCACCATCTTTCAGCTTTCGAATCATTTTGACACCATCGCGATGGAAACACCAACGACAAGATGCAAGCGAACGATATTGCTTTTTCAAAGCATATTTAGCATTGATTAGTCCATCACCAGTCATAGCTGTTGACGTATTGCCAGCAGACACATCACGATCAGTATTGATGCCTTGTGCAGAAGCAATAAACACACCAAGCGGTTGGTTTACACCAGTCCCATTTAAATAGGCATTTTCTTGCACAATGCCATGCTTGTATGCCAAACGCGCAGCAACATAGCTTACAATATCAATTAGACTTACACGGACAAGACGCTTAGAAACTTTGATATAGCGAGCAATAGGATGTGGAGTCAATTCACGCTTTTCAAAATCAAGACTATTATCTTCATCACCAGCACGGATTTCTGCGGTCCACGTTGCATCACCAATATCAGTGTCACGCGCAGGAGCACCCAAAGATGCAGCATTAGGAACAGGAATAACATTAGCATATTGACGGACAAAAACAATATTATCCAACGCTTCAATAATTTGCATTACCATTTGCTCAGGAGCAACTAAAAAGCCACCGCCTTTATCGGAATCCGCTTGCAATGCACGAACTTCATTTGAAGCAGAGATAATAATATTGCGTTCATCATAAGTTAAAGCATTTAATCCACCCACCAAATACCGCTTGTAAGAATCCATATATTTATTGGTGCTGAATGCACCATTTGTATTTGTACGATATTCAACAATCAACGGTTCATATTTTTTGTCAATACGATATTCAAAAAATTTCTTTCCTTTATTTCTCTCTCCATCGTTATTATCCAAACCATGATTGCCAGGAGGTAATCCACCACTATGCAACCCTTGTGATTTGCGCAATTCCTCTTCACGCTTTTGAATCTCTTTCCTGCGCAATTCTGTTAAGCGGATAGATTCTGCATCTTTAACAAGTTTATCAATCTCAGTTTTGAGACTATCAAATTCTTTTTCAAGATTGCCATAATTAGTCTCCTCATCAGCAGTAAGACCACGTTTTTCTTTATCAGCCTTATCAAGAATTTCATGCTGATCACTAGTAATTTTTGCCTGCTTGTCCCTTAGTTCTTTCAACTTATCTGACATTTTATTTAATCCTTCCTTTTTAATTTATTTTAATCTATCAATTTTAATTTATCTAATATAAAAAATTAAAAACCATAAAAATGCATCTGCATTTTATATTTAAGGATGGTCGCATCCTTTATTTCATTTCTAAAAACTACGATTTTTATATACTAAATATTATTTCTAAATGCCAATTTTCGCCTTTTCATTTCTATATATTGCCTATTTTTTAATTCAATTTCATCTTTCTGTTTTTGAATCTTTTCAATCTCAATACGCATTTGATCCTTCCAAGCATTCATGGACCTTAAGGCACAATCAGTATCGAGATATGCAGGGAATGTTACCTGTGAACCATCAAACAATTCCTTACAGCCATCAGCTTTAAGAGTCCTTAAGATAGACCCATCCTGATCTTCAAACCATGTATCGCCATCTTCTTCATCATCGTTCCATCTAGATCTAATTGTAAAACCAAATGAGCACCCTTTTATATCACCACGTTCAATTGGCGTTAAAACCAAATCTCTAATAATTTGTGTATCTGGAGGATGGCATTCAAACGCCAAACCTATTTTATCTTCCCATACCCTTAATGTTCCGGATGACACTCTACCCATTACATAATTCGCATCATGATTAAATAAATCAACGGTATCACTTTTCTTAATAGCTTGTCTGAAAAAATCAGGTTCGATAATTTCTCTAAACCACCCTAATTGCTGGCTCATTTTATTAAACTTTGCAAAATAACCAACAATTTTAACAGGCTGATCTTTCTCTCTTACGATTCTAACTTCTGTATCTTCCTGACCAATTAAAAATCTTCGCTCTATATTATTATTCACATCCTTCCTAATATCCCTAAGATCTTTCTTCATGTCTTATTTTCCTTCCAAAAAAATCACCTTTAGATTTATTTTTTTCTAGTTTGAGAAACAACAACGCCGTTTCCCTTATTTAAAAACTTTTGTAATAATTCTTTTTGCTCCTCTATTACCAAATGCAAATTAATTACATTATCATTTAACTTTTTCAATTCCTGTAATATACCAGTTTCCTTTTTAAAACCAATTAAAGCAGTCATCAACTCATGATGCATTTCTGGCGTCATGTAAAAATCTCCTTTAATAAAAACCTAAAGAGTAATAAAACAGCAGCAGACATCATTAAAATTAGAATCACATACATATTGATTATCTAGTGATTTACATTTATCGCATGCATTATTT